ATTAATGCTTCACCATTATTGACTCCCACTGTGTTGCAAGTAGCCCAAGCGATAGATAGCCATTTATCGTACTCATCTTTAAAATCGTGATTAGTTTGAAAAATCTTTTTAAGCAATTCTTCAACAAAGATAACATCATACTCATAATCTGGATGATCGTTTGTTTTTAACTGTTGCCATTCACATTCTTGCTCAGTATCATACTGCTCAATGATAGCATTAACTACTTCCATTGGTACGATTGTGTTTCTGAACTCTTTGATAACGCAATTGGGCGTACCATTAAAATAACTAGCCGCGTTAGTGGGCTTGATGTCTGCATCAGGATAAAAATACTTGACTAACGCTCTAATAAACGATTCTACGTGATCAGGATTCTTTAATGCTTGCTCTAACACAAAACAGATCCTAAACTTATGATGCTCATCTGTGTGACTGGGTGATGTGTAAAAACCAGCACCATATTGATTGTAAAAATCGTCATTGAACAAATCTGTGATCAACATATTCTTGTCTATGTCGATCAAAATGATTTGCCTAGACATAAAGTTTTCACGTTTGCGATTTTCGTTCCAAAGTTCGCATGTTGTAGCGTAACCATCTTGAGTCATTAGTTCAAATGCGTCTTGCCAACTATCTACTTCAATAGATTCCCAGCCCCAACCCATTTGTTTCATTGAAACATTTGGCTTGCCGACAATTTCGGGTTGAACAGATAACTTGATCATAGATTCCACTTTTTCTTAAATGATTTTGTTTCGCAAAACTTAACAATTGCATCGATTTGTTCTTGGTGCAAAGTTGCAACGTTAAGATCACCAACGCTTTCTGCAACATCACGTGCATCAATATGATCTTGTAATGTTTTAGTTACGTCTTCTAGCGTATAATTTGTTTTAAACGGTTTCATTTGTTTTCTCCATATTGTTTGTGTAAACGAGTTGCACGATCAATGATTTGCTGTACAATATCATTAAGATGTTCTGCTTCGAACCTAGCACTTTCCAATTCACGCAGATAGTAATTAATCGTGTGATTGTGCCGCAGTGGATCCTCATTTTGCAATGCATTTACCACGTTGATAAGATATTGCAAACGTTGAGCCAAACGTTCTTGATGTTCGATGTGTTCTTGTAAGTTAGCCATTGTTATATTCCTCGTACAAAGTATTTATACAAAAACAATAATAATCGATTTTTTCTTGACAAGCAAATCTTTTGGGCGCCATGTTATTTGCCCAAAATAGTTGCTTTTAGCGACCTTAGGTCGTAATATACAACAATAGCACTTTCAGGTTAATTTATTTTTTTAAAGTAAGATGTGACCATACCTGATGCTACATGGGGTAGTATGTGCTATACGCTAGGCATGCTTTATTTTAACCTGACTTAACTAAAGTATGTCTAGCATATTTTAAAGTATAAATACATTACAATTTATCATGTGCCTAAGAGTGGTGTCCAAGCGGTCTCATTATTCCCCAAGATAGACGCTTAGAGCGAGTAAACCCAAGTCTTAGTCTGCCTAGCAGAGTATGTTGACCGTGTACGCACTAACGGTCATCCTTTTTGGGTAACAAACCTATTGACATTTTGCTTGTATTTTAGTAATATATCTATACAGTCAATTAAGACTGTAATCAACTAAAAGGAAATATATATGACAAAGCAAGCAACAATCCAAGAACAAGAAATGTTAATGGATATGATCACAGATGATGCAAAATTCATCAATTTATTAGATGTTATCGATGAGCGATATGATGAAGTGCATAAAATCACTTATGCTGATAACAAGGCTTCTAAAGCAGCCAAAGAATATCAAAAAGAAGAAGAAGCCAAATTGCTTTTTATGCAAGATGTCTTAAAAAGATCAGTTAGACAAGCATATGACGAGCAAGAAGTTTATATATTAACTGACCAATATCACAGAATGCGAGACAATTTTGATATTATGGTATACGTAAAGAAAAAACAAGTTTCTTAGTATTAACATAAACTCGGGGGAGTAAATCTCCCCCACTTTACCCTTTTTAGTTGATTGTGTACATATATTGAGTTATTATGTTAATACTAGAAAAGAGGCGTGCCTCTGGCCGGATATAGGCCATTAAAAAGGACCGAAAGGTCCTTTTTATTTGGATGAAAAACCTGTTGATCTGCAAATGTGGCAAAAAAAAGCCCCTCAGAACAAGGGGCAGTAACTAAGATTAGGAAATTACTAAATGTACTTGTAAAAAAGAGAGTGACTAGCCGATTTTTTATATAGTAACGGAATATGTCAAAATGGCTAAAAAATGACGTAGTGTTTGACTAGTCACTCATAATTATTTATGCTTGCAAAATCAAAATTAAAAAAATGCTTCAAAACCCGAATAGCCTAATGCACCAAGCCCCATACCTGCCCCCATCAACATCCATCGCCATTTTTCTAAACTTTGAATCTTTTGTTCAACGATAGCATGTTGCTCTTGGTTTTCACTTTGAAACTCTTTGAGCAAAGTATGTGTACTTTGTGCGTAATCATCGATCTTGACACCAAGTTTGTTGACATCTTCTTTGATTTCAGCAAACTTAGCGTCTAAGTTCTTAAATTCTGTTTGTAACACAGCTATGTCTGTTTCGAGGTTGCGTTGAATTTGTGGCATTATACATTAGCCCTATTGCTCACATACTTCCAAACGTTATCTGTAACGCTCCAATGTGCAGGTTGATAATCTTGATCGCTTACTGCAATCATAGCTCCAGCAACACCAACTACAGCTGGAGTATTTGAAGTCAAGTTTGCAACTGTGTCATTTGCTAATACAACAAATTGAGTTGCATTAATATTTGTAGCAGTTACGTCTCCACTAAATGATGAGTTACCATTTGCATAGAATGAATGTGTTATTGGATTGTCTGCATCGTCAATAACAATCATTTCTAGACCGATTGGTAAAGGATCGTTTACTGCACCTGTAAAACTGCTATCAACTTTTGCACCAAATTTCGCAGGGGAACTATATGGAAGTGATACTTGTTCTATATCCATAGAACCTGAACCAGTAGTTAATGCACGTTCAGGTCCAAATCGTGTATCTGAGATAGAAAATTCATTTGTATCATAATCGACATAAGAAAGCCAATAACTTACGCCAGTAGAAACACCACCAAATGTTGTGCCAAAGAATTGAACTTCCATATTTGGGTCCATAGCACCAACATCGTCAGCAGTAAAGAAATTAGTACCACTATCACTTGATGTTACTGTTGCTAAGAAGCTAGTTGCATCTACCGCACCTCGCCATTGGATTTCACCTAAGTAATCGTCTGCAACTACTGCTGATCGAGCCGCACCATTACCTGTACGTCTATTAAAACGAAGACCATCATCTTGATAATGGTTAATGTTAAATGTTGGTATTCCAATACCGCCTGAACCATCAGTGAGGTTTAGACCACCTTGTCCACCTACTTCAAAACCTGACCAAGTTCTTGTATCAAATGCACCGCTTTCATAATCTGAACCAAGTGTAGGAATTTGAACACTCCAAGTACCTCCAATAACACTTTGATTTGGATAAGTATTAGGATCAAGAATATCATTTACAGTCCATGTGATGTATCCTGCAGAAGCCTGATCATTATTTGCGTTTTTAGCAAATCCCCAGTCTTCTTTAATTCGACCAAAGTATGCGAATTCAGTACCGTCATCCATGTTTTCTAACATGTTCATGTGAGACGTACCAAATTGGTAAGTACTATAATCTGCATAACCAACTATAGTAGTTGTGCAATCTAAGCCTTCTCCAGTAATGTCAGTTTGTGATGGTGTAATATTATAAGAGATATTACCAGATGTTGTAAGAACATTAGTTGCGTCTACATTACCAGTAAGGTTAGCATTTACGCCATTTAGATTGTCTCCTGTAACGTTACCAGAGACTTCTAGTGCGCCTGTTTTACTCAATGTCATCATTGAGTTACCATCAACAATCATGTCGATAAGTTTTGTATTAGCACCAGAGTTAGTATCAGTTACGTTTGCTTTCCAAACTGTGTAATCAACACTTGCGTTATTTAAATTAGCAGTTGTTGAGAATACAAATGTATTTGTTGTTAGTGTTTTGTTAGTTGCTAATTGGCTTGTATAAACTGCACCAGTGTTAGCAAAACCTACTGAAAGTGCAGGGATAGATTTGTTGTATGTAAAGACAGAATCAGCACCCAAAGCGCCGCCGTCATTAAACTGTACTTGCTGATCAGATCCTGCTGGTGGCGCACTACCTGCGCTATCTGCGTAAACTGCGTTTGCTACAGAACCAGAAACATTTGCTCCTGCAACGTTATTAGCAACGTTTGCGAATGCAACTTCGCCTGATACATTAGCTCCAGCTACTGCGTTCGCAGTAGTTGCAAAAGTTGCTAAGTTAGCTAATGGTACTGTATTGCTTGGTGCATATACGTTGCTTGCGTTGTAGACTAATACGTCACCTGTGCTTGGCGTTGCATTGCTTACGTCATGTAACTGATCCATGTAATAACCAAAATCTGGTCTTACTTGAATCTTACCATTTGTTGCACTTGGATTATTTGATTGAACTAAACAAGCGGCAACTACGATACTTGGATCAGGTGCAGTTGGTTCTGTTGCAGTCAATGCACCTGCGCTGTTTGCTTGTAGATATAAGATGCTACCTGCTGAGAATGCGTTAGTCTGTAGATTATAAATTTCACCTACACTTTGAATGTAACCAAAGCTACCACTTGCAATGTTTGCAGGAGCAACACCAATCACGTAACGTGGTAAGAAACCTGCGCTTGCTGTGTTAGCAGGAGCTGCCAAGATAGTGTCACCTTGTACACCATTGAACATAGCAACTTGACCAGCTGTGATAGTAGCATTTGCTTTTACATAGATATACTGATCTTCACCAACTTGTTGTGTGATGTTGCCACCACCATTCATGTCAAGAGCTAGTGTGCCTTTTGCGCTGTCCCAATATACTCTACCTGTTTGAAAACCAGGCGAACCATTACCAGTGTCAAAATCGATGTAATCTACATTTGTGAATGCAAGATTTGCTTCGATTGTATTTGCTTGAATAACGTTAGCAGTGATTGTTCCAGATACGTCTAAGTTCCCCAACGTACCAACTGCTGTGATGTTTGATTGTGTTGGATTGCTTACTACATTAGCAACTGCAACTTCGCCTGAGACGTTAGCGCCATCTACTGAAAATGCTTCACCAGCAAAGTTTGCGTAGTTAGCACTGTTTGCAACTAAGTTACCAACTGAGAAATTGCCAGTAACTACTAAATCTTGTGTTTCAATAGTACCAGATACATCTAAATTACCTAATGTACCAACACTTGTAATATTTGGTTGTGCATTCGTTGTTACTGTACCTGCTGTAGTTGCAGTGTTTGCAACATTTGCAGTGTTTGCTGTATTAGCAGTAGTTGCTGTAGTTGCACTGTTAGCTGTGTTAGCTTCGCCTGCAAAGTTTGCGTAGTTTGCAGTATTTGCTGTTACTACAGTACCAATGACTGCTCTGCTTGTGGTAACAGTGATGTTACCAGTTCCTGAATTTACTGTTATAAGATTAGCCATAATTGACAACTCCATCGCTTGCTACTAAGAATAATAAAAATACAACCTCGTCATATTCGGGTTGCGTACCAACTGCTGGGAAACTGATTTTTAATCTACCTGTAAAACAAGCAGGGTCAGTTGCGTTTATGTCTAAGTCTGGGTCACCAGCGATCAAAGCCCAAGTATCATCATCAATAATCATTGTGAATGTACCTGCACTGTCATCACGATTAGTGATTGAAAGATTGATGGGAGAAGGATCAATTGTATTTGCAATCATTGTGCCAGATGCATCACTCAGTGCAAACACTGAGCCACCTGAAGTTGCTGAGATTGAGAATTCTGTTGCTGTTGGTATTTCTTTTACATAGTATGTTGTGTTGATTGCAACACCACCAAATACTGTGCCTGTGAATTGAATAGGCTTATCTAAGTAAAGTAAGTCAGTTGAATCACAAGTAAAATAGTTTGTTGAACTAGAACTTGCAGTTACTTCTGCTACTCTAGGCACAAGAGGATAATCATCGATTGTGAAATCTAATCCTGTTCTGCTGTCTCTAAAATTTGTGATGCCTCTACGAATAATTTGTGCATCTATCGTTGCTCCTGTCAAATCTACTGGCGTAGATCCTGTGACCCATCCACCTGTGTATGTGATGTCACTTGCCCAAGAGAAATTCCAAAAGTCTTTTTGATTATAAACAAGTTCTTGGGCAATGATCTGTCCATCAAAGCCTGCAACTTGATTGAGTGTGTTTTGGCTGAACTTCGCCATAGTCTTCTCCTCGCTTGCTCGCTGATATCCCTACCATGCTTTCTCGCAGTTATAGGGCGTTATTCTGTATTTATACGATATTATACAGCAGGAAACGCTATACTTTTATTTGTTGTTGGATTTGACGTACTAAGCACTGGTGTAGTATCTGTAGTTACAAAATGATTCAATGTAAATGATGTATTAGCTGTAGCTAATGAGCCTACACCAACTGTTTGTGATGAAGTTTGATAGGTAATAATACTTCCATCACCAAACGTATAATCGCCTGTACCAACAATGCTACCATCATCGGGTACTTTAGTTATGAACCATTGATCTGAATAAATGCCACCTCCAGAACCACCGATATACAAATCATTATTATAATAATCTATTTTTGCTACTGACTGATCAGTTGTTGAACTATAAAATGAATTTACCCCTATCATTTCATTTTGCCATTGTATAGTACCAGAATCATCAAATTCTGCTATCCATAAACGATTTCCGGTAGTTACACCTATAACAAAAATCTCAGTATCGCTTTTTAAAACTAAACCATATAATTTTGTGTCTGTAATCTTTTGTTGCCATTGTATCGTACCGCTTGAATTTGCTTTAACAAGATATCCATCATCAGTAGTAGAATTAAACAAAGTAAAATAAGAATTATCACTAGAATCTAATTGCAAATCGCTAGAAATTAGATTATTAGATGTTAAACTTAATCTTAATGACCATAATGCGGCTAATGGTGGTGTACCTCCAGTTGGCGTCTTATCTATTTTCTTTAGAATAACTTGACTATTTGGATAATGTGTGCCGTCATCATGTGCAGAATACAATATAATAGGATCTTCATTTGAATCTAATTTTAAGCCAGAAGTAAAAAATTCATTAGGGCCATTAGAAACACCAAAATATACGGCATATGTATTATCTTTGTTTATACCGCATCTCCATACACCGCCTACAAGATCAAAATATTTAAATGCATACCATTCTTCATTAGTTGAACTTTTAGCATATTGTCTAAAATTTAAACGTAAATCATAGTTGCCACTAGCTGGGGTCGCTCTAGGTAAAACCGCTAATGGGCTAGAACTTGCACCTGTAGACATTGCTAATGTTAATTTAAGCCCGTAATCTACATATAACTGTGGAAATCCACTTGGGTGTAATAAACCAATTTTACCCGGTACTATAAGATCAGTACCATCAACATAAAACTGATTATCGCATTCTATATCTTGTCCGTTGCTATGAAAATAACCTTTAGAATACTCAATGATTGGATTTAAAGAACCAGCTAATCTGTGTACGTATTGATAGTTAGCATAACTGCCGGTGCCATAAGAAGTTAAATTGATTCCATTGGTAGAAGAATCAAAATATAAAAAACTAAAATTACTAGTAACTATATTATTGGGTTGTATGAACCAATATTCTACATCAACATTATTGACAGCTTTGCTATATGTTAATGCACCTAAACTTGCTGTTATGGGCATTAGATGTACCCAATTCGTGAAGCATATATTTGATAAGTTGGTGCTGCCGAAGTTTTAATAATATTAAAAGTATACATGTCTGAACCATTAGGAGTACCACTGCCTGGTCCACCTACACCAGACCACAATGGTGTGTATGTAACAGAATCGATATAAACAGAAGTAGGGATATATGCGGTGGCTCCGTTTTTATTGATAAAAGTACAAGTCATACTTTCATTAGTTGATAACACTGAGCCTAATGTAGTACTACCATCTCCTCTAAAATTCAATCCAAAGTTTGCTGTTGCATTAGCAGTTTGTAATCGTAATGCGCCATCTAATAAATCAAAATCAATAATACCTGTAGCACCAGTTGCATTAGCAGTAACCTTTTCAATGATTTCTTGAACGCTACCTGTACTGTTTAAAGTTATATCTTCGACTGTAGTAGAACCAGACACAGTTAATGATGTTAGTGTGCCTACACTTGTAATATTGGGTTGTGTTGCTGTGTATACTGTACCTGCTACTAATGCGTTTGCTACTTGACCAGAAACATTTGCGGCTGCTACATTATTTGCTACATTAGCAAAGCCTACTTCTCCAGAAACATTAGCACCAGCAACTGCGTTTGCTGTTGCGGCAAATGCTACTTCACCAGATACATTTGCACCTGCTACTGCATTTGCTGTTGTTGCAAATAGAGCAAGTGAAGCTGAAGGAACAACGCCTACTACATTACCACCTACTATATTAGATAATCCACCTGCATCACCAATAAACAAACCAGTCGAAACTACATTTCCAGGAACATCTAAAACATTGGATACATTATCAAATGTAAAGCCTACACCAGAATCAAATCCACCAGAACCATCACTTAACTGGATTTGTGTGTTTGCACCTGAAGGTACTCCATTACCTGTTGGTGTTGCTCCAGCTGCCCATGTAAGATTGCCTGTACCATCTGTTTGCAAATAATATGCGTTATTTCCACCATTAATCTTAACATTAGAAAGATTAGTGAATACTAAGTTGCCACCAGCATCTACATTGCTATTTGCAATAGCGCCAAAGATATTGCCTCCAGCATGATATTGTAATTCACCAACATTACCTGCAGGTCTAGATACACCCGTTGATGTGTAAATATTTAAATTAGTAGAATCGACAGTAACATCTAAACTTTGTGTAGTATCTGTGACAGTTAATGTTATTGGTTCAACTACAATATTAGCGTTGAGTTCTGCCATTATTGATACCTAACTATGAATCCTAACGGTGTTTTTTGATAATCATCTTGTGAACTTGTTGCGTTTGGTCTTGTTACTCCCAACGTAACAATAACTAAAATACTTTCAGGTGTTGCTTTACCTTGATTTAATGGGGGAACAGGAGTTGGGTTAGGTGAACCTGAACCATCTGCGATCTCTGGAGGAATAAACAAATATCCAATGCCGCTTGCAGGGGTTGTTAATGCCGCAGTCAAATTAGAATATGCGTTTGCGGTTGGTACTGGATCATAAAGTGTAATGTTACCTAATGTAACTAGATCAGGCGTAAGTGCATCATATCCAACATTGTCTACTTCATAAAATTTTGCAGAAGTATCTAATGACCATCCTGTAGCATTAGCCGCATTACCGCTTGAATCAGTAAATTGAAGATCGATTGTATATGCTTCGCCTGTATAAATTTCCAAGCACTGCATTTCTGTGCCTGCAAATGTCATCGTCTTAGCGCCTGATAATAATAAACTCATTGTTGTATTCCTATAATAATATATTTATGCTTTACATGAAAAACACAGGTTAGGTCTGTATTGGTCCTTCATGATCATTTGTGATAACATTTAGTTTCACAAGTTGTTCTTTTAAACCAGCTATTTGTCTATCAATTGTAGAATTTTTAGGTAAAGTTAAAAGTCTGTTATACGATTCAATAGCCCTATCTGTACCTACTACTTCTGCATAAGGTTTAGTAGGGACAGTAAATGAAAGTTTTCTTCTTTGTGTGTTCATGTTATATTCTCAATTCAAAATTAAAGTTTAATTTTTAGTGCCGTCCCGGAGCCATAGATACAATATACATCAACAGCATCTAATGCTCTCCATAAATAACCAACAGAATAACCCGAAACGAACAAACTATTATATCCAGAATATGCGTCATTTAAATTAATTATTAATGGTTCATTTGCTATTAAGTCATATGTAGTATGAAATTGATCATTTAGAACAAAATCTGATGTAGCATTCTGAAACGTAGTAAAAGGTGTTAATTGGAATTTGCAATCTGAAGAAGCAACAAATTGAAATGTACCTTCTATCGCAAATCCTTCTGTCTGGGGTGAATAACCGCCTGGAACTAAAATTTCTAATAATGCATACCAATCATTATCTCCTGTAACTATAATAGCGTTTGTTGCTAAAGCTGGTTGAAGTGATGCAGTACTATTTGCTAGGTAACCATCTGTTGTACTAGAAGTTCCTTGCCAAAAAGGATAATATTTTGTAGAAGATATTGGTGTAGTTGTGGGTCTTACATAAGAAGGGGCATTTGTTGCATATAATACAGGAGGAGTAAGAATACTACCACCTCTTGAAACTTGCCATGCTTCATCTGCAATAAATTCACCAACTGATATAGTTGGATCAAGTTTATCAAAATCAATAGTACCATCTTGTATAGTATTGCCATTAACACCTCCAGCTGGATTACCATTATCTGGATTCAAACATGTAATGTTTATACACGCATCTAAAAGTGTGAAACCAACTATAGGTTGATTTAAACGAACTAAGGTATTAGAAATATTTTCTACTACATAAGTGTCTGTATCTATTAGACCAGCAGCCGAACTAACAAGAGTTACATTACCACCTAAACATGGCATTGGATCAAATGTTCCTGTTGTTATTGTTAAAACATCAAGATTAGGATAAGCATTACCTGCATCTTCAACATTACAATAAACAGTTGAACTATAGTCTGTAATATTAGGTCCTAACCATTGTACAGGACCTGCAGAATTACTATTAACACCCACTTGATCATTACGTGCTTTAACAGACCAATAATATGTGTTTTCTGGTAAGTCTGTCATTGTAATTGTGTAAACAGTGTTTACTGTACCATTACCTGAACCACTGCTATTCGCAATAAATCTAGTTTCTATTGCTTGACCATTGCCTGTTGCTAATACATCATCATTAGGAACAAAAATAGTACCTACAGCAGTTGATGACGCTCCAGCACTTACCCAATCAGTGTTACCTGAAGTAGAAATAATATATTCTTTACCTACAGTTAAGAAACCTGTATAATTGGGTTGATTTGATAAGTTAACTAAATTTGCGCCAAATGTTTCAAACGAACTGTTGCCTAAAGTTGTGATTCTATATTCTTGACCTATAGAAATATTGGCTGCATCTAAATCACCTGTTAATGGTGAACCATCTGCATTATATGCACTAGTATAAAATGAATGCAATTCTGCATTTGCATCTGTACCATATTGAAAATCTAAGTAATTAACAAGACCTGTGTTTGGTACAATACCAGTTACACTTAGATACGCTATACTGCCATCTGCGTTTAGCCATAGATCGGGTGGCTCAGGCTGTGTGATTAAGTTAGGGTCTTGCAATCCAGTATTTGGATCAGGTTGAAAGTCTAATAATGCTCTATCTTCGTAAATTGTATCGTTGTATTCAAATGCAGTAATAGATACGCCCAATGATCCATCAAGATATTTTTCTTCTGCTACTGTAGCAACTCTAAACAATTTACCATAATTAGAGTTAAGTACGTCCCAACCATATACTTCTTGTTTGATACGTATTACATCACCTGCTTCGATCTGAATACCAGAATAGTCTAATTTAAATGTAACAGTTAAATCTTCTCTACTTTGTAAAAGTCTCCTCACGCCTACGTAGAGTGCCTGTACTGAGTTATTAATAACAGGGAAGTCTATATCTAGCTTATTGACGGCTTCGTTAGGCGACATAACGCCTACTTGATAATCTTCTAACTCAATTACTTGATAATCAATCTGATCTCTAATATATTGGTTAGGGTATGCAACTTCCATTTGATTGAAAGTTTCATTTAAGTTAATAGGAGCAACATTTATGCCCCCTATAAGATTGCTAGAATCAACTAAGAACAAATTATTGATTGTAGTGTAATCTGTATAACTTTGATTGATTACAACACTCCACTTTGCACTTAGTTCATTATATTGTAACCAAGAATCAGCAGAGTCTACTAAAATTTGTAGATTTTCTAAACAACTAATATTAGTTGCGATAGGTCCATCAATACGGTATCGTGATTGTGTACCTGTACCATAATCGATTGTTTCATCAGAGTATACATTTAATGCAGTCAAAGATGCAGTATCAATACGTGATAATGGAACAGCACAACCATATCTATTATTCAATAGATAGTCTAATATTACATCACCTGGCTTTGTAAGTGTGCTTGTCATTCTACATTGCAATGCACCCAAACTTGTTGTACCTGCATCTGTATTATATTCTACACGCACAATAGCAAATGCACAGTTAGTCATTACATCTGTAGCAGTCCATCTTTGTCCACTTGGTATACCGCCACCTGTAGATGCATCACTTAATATTTGAATAGCAGTTTGTCCACCTGTGTTTACACCAGAACTTGATCCATCTGTAAACAACCAAATCTTAATCTTACCACTTACTTTTGTGTCGATAGTAGCAGGTGTTGTGTTATTGATTAAACCAGTAACAGTACCATTTGCACCAAATTGGACCTTTTTTCCATCATAATAGATGTTGCTAGTATCAAAGGTATATGATCCGCCACCGCCACCTTGATCATCACTAACTTCTGCAAGTGCAACAACATACCACATGTATTGCTGATCTGTAGATAATTTTGCATCAATAACAGGTCCGCTTACATAACCAGAACCATAAACAACAGGAATCTTATTATCTGTTGCAGGTGGTAATTGTATACGTCCTCCTCCTTGACCTGCACCTAATCCGGCACCGAGGTCTGGTTGCATTCGTTTTGCAACTAATGCTGATATACCTACTGATAATAATACAGAACCAACAGCAGTAAAAACTGTAAGGGCAGTACCAGCTAAACCTATTGCTGTACCTATTGCAGTTACTAATGCAGATATTGCTGTAAAGACTGCCATTTAGATGCCTCCTACCCAAACTTCTTCAGACTTACGATAACCAAATCTTTCAAAATTAAGATCAGGTGATGTAGCCATTTTTGTTATCGTATACATTTTAATCTTATCTTCGTCTACTAATTCTTGTGCTTTTTTATTATATGCTTGTATCAAACGATAGCCTGCTGAACTATTTCTGTGTTCTGGTTCTACCCAAAACACTAACTCTTGCAAAAACTTAAGTTCTGGATCCCAAATACTTTGATTCTTGATTCCTGCAATCATACCAATAGGTTCATCTTTCTCAGCAATATACAAAATGCCGCCGCCTAACAAAATATGATTAAAAATACTGTTTACATAATCTTCATTGTCGCATTCACGCATTAGATCGATAGGAGTTTCATTACGAAAATCCCTAAGCATATCTAATATGTAATTGATATCAAATTTATTTGCTTCACGTATTTTCATAATTAATTTCGTTGCCTTCTGCCACCATCATTTGGATTGCCGGGGCCTCCACCACCTCCACCATAATAGGCTTGATTCTTTGGCTCTTGACCAAAGTCAAAGTCTACGCCAGAGATAGCATACACACGATCCATTGATGTATCAGCTGGATTGAATACTTTCCAACTTTCTTCGTTCGTTTTTCTTCCTGCAATGCGATTAGATAACACAGTTTTATAACTGCTGGCTGCTACTGCTACTGTAAAGTTGTCGTTTTGACCTTCACGTTCTTCTGTGATACCATAACTTGTTATGATACCTGTAAATCTTAAATATGTATTGGCTAATTCATTATTGTCATCATAAAAGCCACGCCATACTTCAACTTCACTACCTCTGATCTTGCTATCAAGCACAACAAAGATATTATTTGTATCAATACCAGATAATGAAATAATTGTATCACCGGCAGTAACACGCAAGTCTCTGTTTTGTGCACCTACTTGTAATAAACCACCTAATGCAAGAAAAACATCACCGTCAATAGTTTCGTTTTTGTATGCACTACTAAAAGTATGGATACTAATATCATATGCAGTACCTGTGCCAGTAGTACCATTAGCATTTGCAGTAAATTGTGTGCCAACTGTATTGCTAGTTGCACCAAGTGCAGTCCAATCAGTGTTTCCTGAAGTATAAATTTGATAGGTATTATCGATTACAATGTTTGCAGTCGTATTTGCAGTATAATCGTTAAAGATTGTTAATTTAACAAACTCTGCTGATTTGATTGCACCTGTATCTTGTACTTCTGGTATGTTTTGTGTCATAATCTTAAGCCGTTGCTACCCATTCATATAATTTAAAGTCATCAGAAAATTCAATTAATGCATTACCTAAAGTAACACCGCTTTGTTTTTGATATCCACCTGGCACTAATTTATATATTGGCATATTAGGACAAAATAATTTAAATTCGCATGAATTACCAACTGTAATGCCATTACCTACAACACTTGTAGTTAAAATATTTGGTCTGTGTGTAGTAACTTGTACAGTTGCTCCTACTCCTCTCAATACTTGTGATTGAACAGTAAATGGATATGGATTATTGCCAATCTGAATCAAATCATTTGGCTCAAACAATATTCTTGTTGATGGCGCCGAAGGTAAATTAGTTAATGTTAGTGTACTACCTACAAAACTTTGCACTGTTATACTAGAAATCTGTGCAGATGACATCGTTCCTTGATATCTGAATATCCATGATAAACAACTATTGTTGCCAAACGTAACTGTTTCTGGCACGTTTCTATCTAATGTGTCTAGTGCTTCCATTAAAGCACGTGCTTCATTATATCTAAAACGACCGGGCATAGTTAAATTGATACGCCATGGTTGATAGGTTGGGGTTTCTGAAGTTCTTGCAACTTCGTTTCTAGTAAATTGAATGCCAATAACTTTTCGTCTATCAATCTCTATAGCATTACAATTGTCAATAATTGTTTGTAATCCTGCCATTGCAATATCCTAATTATTTTTTAAATGAATTTAATTCTGTTACATTGCGTAGTTCTGAGCCATAGCCAATTACGTATAATAATACAGTTAACGGCAAAAGCCAAATAGAGACTAATCCTAACATATGTCCCCATGTTAAAGATATTGCTCCTAGACTTGCAACATTTAATACGCCTGTTTGTGGTACTTGTTTTTCACTTGCTATTCTCATTTGTTTTCTCCTTTAATTTATTAAGCCATAGAATATGGCATTTCTTTTTGTGCCATTTGCACTGTACCTAATAATGTTTTTCTGTTTTCTGCAAACAGTTGTGCAACTGACTTAGCATCAACTGCACTAATTTGATTTGTAATATAATTGTTTGTTACTGGTGCATTTACAACACCGGGTCCTGCTGATGCGGCACCAAGTTTATTATTTGGTATAATTGATCCTGCTTGTTTTGGTACAAACAATTCTGGACCTCGCTCACCTACCATATATGCTTCTCCTGCACCAACAGGTCCACCATTTGCTCTTCCAGGAATAGATAAGCCAAGACTGCCCATTATTGGTTCAAAGATATATTTGAATATCATTGCTTTTAATATCATCTTTGTCAAATCTTGTATAATACTTTTTGCTAAATCTTTAAATTTAAATTTACCTGTTTCGACAAAATTATCTAATGCAGAACCAATAGTACCCCATGTTTGTAATATTGCATCTTGCGCCAATTGATATGGTTCCATTGATGCTTTAAGTTGTTCCATACCAGCGATTGCACCTGCAACGGCAGATTGCTGTAATAATTCTGCATGAGCATGTTTCGTATTAAGATGAGTCATTTCATCACGAAATCTCATCTTTTCTCTGTCCATTAAATCGTTTATGCGTCTGATTTCTTCGGCATCATTATCAGCGGTCGCATCATCTAATTTTTGCTGTAATAATGCCATCGTAGTTGCATTATTTTGTTTTGCTGTAAATAATTCTTGTTCACGATTTAATTGATCTTGTGTTATTTGACCAAGAATTAATTTTTCCATTAATTGTTCTTCATTAGCATCTATAGCTCGTTTTCCCATTTGTTCAGTTTTAGCGGCAATGCTATCAGTAAGGGTAGCTAGATTTTTTTGTACTTGTAATCTAAAATATTCTTCTTGATTTAATTCTTTAATTAAAGATAAATTATTTCTGATTACATCTTGTTGTAATTGATATTGTTGTACTATTTTGGCAGATGTGGTTGTACCTTTAGCTAATTCTTGATTAATAAGGGCTTGTAAATCACCAATCTGCTTTTCGGCTTCTATTTCAGCCTGCAAATTAGCTTTTTGTAAATTAGCGTAATTAGCCTCTACACCTATCAAACTAATAGTTTGCTGGCGTAATTTATTTGCTTGATCAATTTGTAATCTTAATTGATTAGTTTTTTCTTGTGCTGTTTTTAAGGCAATTTGATCTTGACCTGCTTGTATTTCTCTTGCCTTTACAATTTTACCTTCAGCATCAGCAGCCTTCTCAATTTCGCCTGTCATTGCTTGGACGTTTTCACCTGACTCATCAAATAATTGATTCATCATGTATATGGCGCCACCTGCACCTACTAATCCACCAATAACTTTGGCTAATCCAATACCTGTTACACCTTGCAAGATTGCGCCTGCTACTGCGGCTGCTCTTAATGCTTTGGTTAATTGAACTACTGCGGTTATAATAGTTACTATACGTGCGGCTACTGTAGCTCCTATAGCGGCTGCAATAATAGTACCTAACGTTTGGAATGCAGTTGCTACTGTATCAGTATCTATTTTTAACTCTCTTACTTGTTTTAGTATAGGAGTTAATACTTGTAATGCGGCAATCTGAAATCTTCTAAATACAATCTCTAATGCACCTACTGCATCAGCAGTTAGATACATTGCTTTTTCTGCTTCGGCAGCCTCTGCGGCTGATAATTTAAATTCATTAACAAATGTATCAAATTTGATAGTAGCGGCTGATTTACCTAATAGTTTCATAGCAACAGCAGTAGAATCTGCACTAGAACCCATATTAGCAATGCCCTGCACAACTTTATCGAACAATGCTTCATCTGATAAGGTAGCTAAGTCCTGAAGTGATACGCCTGCTTTGGCAAAATCATCTTGCATGTCTTGTGAGCCTTTGGCTGCCATATCAATCGACAATGCAAGTTTTTGTAGCATCTTACCAGCACTTTCAAATTGTCCACCTGATCTTTCAGCAGCCAAACCAACTTGATATACTCTACCTACAGTTAAACCTAAACCTTCTGCTACGTCTACTAATTCGTCTGCTAATTGTACAGCAGAAGTGGCTAATCCAGCAAATGCAGCCGTAGCTGCCAGACCAAACCCTGCAATGGCTTTACCTGCGTTACCTAATGTTGTAGATAACTCATCTATATTTTGTTGTACCTTCTTGATATCTTGATCGCCATCGACCTCGATTTTTATTTTGTAAACATCAATAGTTGCCATTAGATTCTAACTCCGGTCTTTTGAAAAACATATTCTTGAATATATTCTATCGTTGGTTCTGACATACCTTGCGGTGCTTGCTTGCTGTATCCTTCTTCTAATCTTGTTGCATATGGATAATTTGCAACGATTTCATTACCTTGTTTCTTTGTATTGCGTCTTGCATTACCTTTATCGACAGGAGTAACTTCAACAAATTTTTTGTATGCAACTTTAGTTAACTCTTTGTCATCTAATGTTGCTAATACTTTGTTTAATCTTTTGTTGATTTTACTCATATGTTTAATCCTTTTTAAGCATGTTTTGTAATTCGTCTTGTGTAAAATTAAACACTTTAGGATCTGCTACACCTTTACCCTTTGCTTTAGATTCTTCGTATTTGTCAAAGGTAGCAAGAACATCGCTGATCATTAAATCATAGGTCGTGGCATTCATAACTACTTGGCTAGGTAACATGCCATATCTTTCTGCCATTCGACCTATCGTGATCATTTTCGCTGTCTTCCACTCTTTTGGGTCGATGTCTTGCTCTGTGACTTTCCCAATACTTCTCCTAATAGATTTACTGCCGCGGCAGCAATATCAATGGGTAAGTCTTCGTCTTCTGCAAGAGCGGGTTTGCCTTTGTCATCTAAAATCATTTGTTTCATCATCTTACCTAAATTATCAAATTGACCTTTTTGTCTAGCATCAAAAAAATCAAAGTAAGTTGACATACCCACAACATCATATGTAAAGAAAGTAATTTCTTCACCATATTTTTCTAGTAATGCAGGGTCTGTGATTTTAAGTTCTATTAGTTTGGGTTTAGCCGCGAATTCTTTAATATTCATTTGTTTCTCCTAATTAATTGTTCATGAATTATTTAGCGGTATCGTCTACAGATTCTAGTAGCTGATTTAATAGTGCTAAACGAAATTGTTGTTTGGCTTTAAGTTGCCTAATAGTAGCCTGCATGTTTTCTAACATGGGCATCATTTTTGCTTCATCAGCAATGAGGGATCTTAATTTTTCTTCGTCTGTTTTGAGCCAGACTTGTTCATCTGTCATTTGTTATTCCTTATTAATTTGTTGGACCATTTGATACCATTTGATACCATTTGGACCATTTCCTTTTAAAAAAAAAGGGGACTGAGCGTACCCAATCCCCTAGTTTTATTGCTTAGGCGATTTCGCCAATTGTCATTTGACCATCAACAGCAATTGTTAATGGAGATACCCAAACGGGTGAGTCTGGGCTAACTGTTGGAGCAACACTAGAAAGATAACCTGTACCTTCGTAGTATTTTGCACCTGTAGCCGCATTGTCACCATTGAGAACTAATCTCCAAGATATTTCTACTTTGTCATTAGATATTCCTGCAACACCTAGATAAGGTGCAGTATTTGCAGTTGCCAATGAATTACCAAAGAAGCCTTCTTCATCAATTACGATGTTGGTAGAGACTTCGTTATCTGCTGGAGTAGTTACCTTGTTGATGTCTGTAGAACAGAAATCAGTCCAAGAGAAAATACCAGTAGAATTGGTAACAGTAATATCTTGAAGACAAGTGACACTCAACGCATTCGCTTCAACGTTTGCTGTGTTGGTACTCACATATAAATGTGGTTGTGTACCGGTTGTGTTTACTGTAATTCTTGCCATGTTATGTCTCCTTTAAGATTGATAGGCGTTATTAAATTCTAAACGGGTTAAATCAAATGTATAGGTATGAATTTCACTACGATCACCTATTGTAACTTCCCTGTCAAACTCTACTGATGTATAACCATCAAAAAAGTTTACGTTTGCGGCTAAGTCCTCAATTGCATCCTGTATCACTAAAGACTGTGGATCGTTTTGATACGATATGTACATAATGTTGAATTGATCAACAGCATCATACATTGCGCCACATTTTTGTATTGCAAGTTGATTTACGCTTCTACTGTTAGTAGTTACATCATCAACATACAATCCATATGCTACAGTAGCATCATCGCTAGGGTAAGTTGGTGATACTTCGATAATTGGAGTTTGTGTTCTCGCAACTGCTCGTAAGTATGTTACAACATCGCCCTTATCGACTAGAGGTCTAGCCATTAAAAGTATCTCCTATCACCAGTGAAATAGTCTGGGTCAGCGACCCAGTTTTCTTCCAACTTAGTAGTAGGACCATTTGGTGCATCCTGATTCAAATCATAGAAATTCATCAGTTCCAGTGCCTTTGTCCATTCAGCGTTAAATCTGTCAAGTGCATGTGTAAAGTTTGCAGTATCAACAGAGTTGACGTTAGACGTATCTGATACGATACTTTCATAGAAAATTTTAATCGCCATGAAAGTATCGAGTCGTATCAGAGTTTGATCATTCTTGATCAATTGCGCTGGATTGAATGCAGATACTAATTGTCCATTAGGTAAGTTAGTGTAATATGAAGCCCCTACTACGTTATCGCAATACTTAGGCCACCAACCAAACTCAAGTTTATAGAGAATTTCTTGACTACCTACTTTGAAGTAGTCGTCCCAGTTAACTTGCATTTGATTAGCACGCCGCTCGGCAGCAGGATCATAAAAAATGATATCTGCTACAGATGCATTTGATACTCTTTGATATGGGACTGACATATTATTTTTTTCCTATACTAATTCAATTAAGCCTGTTCGATGTTAATAGCACCACCACGTCTCTTATCAGCGACACCTGCACCCATGTATGCAAGACCAGTTACCCACATCTGAAGTCCACCGGGCTTTTCACCCATCTTGACTTGTAGACCTTCTTTAAGAACTGTGAAGATCGCAGTTTCGTGGAAGTAACCACCAATCTTTACGTTAGCGTTTGCAACGCCATCGAAAGTACGGGTATTATCTTCTAAGAAGTTAGAGAAGATAACTCTTGAACCATATAGGTTAGATAGCTGACCAGTAGCTAACAATTCTTCACCAAGTGAAGTGATAGCAGATCCGCCTGTTGAAGCAGAACCAACTGCTCCACCTGTTAATTCGCTTAATGCACGAATCATAGATGAACCATCAACACCGTTGTCACCGTTTGAGTCAAGTACTACGACTGGAGTACCTGGTAAGCGAGCAACTGTGTAGTTTTGCTTGATGTTTCTAACAAGACCAAGAACAGTGTTTGCACTGAATGTAGGTGCTGTGTTAGCAAATGCAGTTGTAGAAGCTCCAAGCTCCATAGCACCTAATTCTGAAACAACATCAAAGCCATCTAATGTAGCTGTAGTTGAGTTGTTAGGTGATGTTTTGAATCCACTTGCGAAAGCGGCACAAACACGCTGATCAACTTTCTCTGCATAGGATCCACCAAGTTCTTCACCGATTGTAGCGGCTAGTTCAAATGATGTTGTCCATGCGTAGAAAATATCGAACGCTGTGGCAGCAACTGCTGGAGATGCTGTGATTGTGTTTGAAGTTAACGCAGGGTTTTGTTCGACGGCAGCTGGTGCTGTACCGAATCCACCACTGAATACAGTGGCATTACCTGGGTTTGTGTTTGGCACGTAGTCTTGGTACGTAATCGCCGCAAAGTTTGGAACGATGTACTGATTACCTTGGTTAGGGACTACAACTCGTGTGTAATCAACTAGACCATGAGACTCGTGCATTGCTTGTAGGGCAAAGTTAGCGATAGCAGTTGTAAAACCATTACTTTCGCCGTTGCCTCCATCTAATACGTATGCCATGATTAAATCTCCTTTAAATGATATTGGCTATAATTAAAATACTTTTCTGGATCCAGCCGATGAAGTAACACTAACAGATTGTGATTTCAGACCTGCTCCTCTACCTAGACCATTTCTACTAGCCCATGCTTTAAAAGCGGCTGGGTCTTTAGAATAGTCAGGTACTTGATCTAAGTCTGCACCTGCAAATGTTGTTTGTCCCGGTTTTAATCCAGATCCGGATGTAGTCGATTTCGATTTTAATAGCTTAGGATTACCCTTTGCTACTTCTTCAACTAATCCTCTCAACGTAAGTGGATTACCATCTTCACCATAACGCTCTTGACCTTTGCTATTGACTATGCTGTAACTTCCATCATCATTCCAAGCAATATTTGCTTTAATCTTTTGGACAGCATATTCTGATAGTTCAGTATCGAACCTGTCTCCCATTGTTTGCAATATATCTGTTTCAAGTTCTTTTACTTTCAGTGCTTGATCTTTTTGACTAAGTTCTGAACGTAACTTTTGAAACTGTTCCTGCAAATCGTTGGTCGTGACACGATTTGATTGTCTGGTTTGTGCTTCCACTGGCTGTACGTTGCCATCGGATTTTTGAGCAGCCATCTTAGCGATCATCGCAACTGCATCTTCTACAGAACTAAGTTCTGCACCAGATGCTCTGCTCAACGCATTTAAAATGCTTTGAGTTTGTGACTTGCGAATAGCGCCAGGATTAACTCTAGGCTCATTTGAAGAATTTTGAACTTCATCGTTCACTTGATCTTCTACAAGGGCTGAATCGTTGCCAACGTCTAATTGATCACTCATTTAATTCTCCTATTATAACGTAATAACCGTTGATTTGTTGTGATATTGTATTTATCTACCAGCATTCATGCCAGTAAGTTGTACAGCAATTGCTTGCTGTGTTTCATATGAAGGACCTGTTTGTTGAATAGGTACACCTGGTCCATTTTGACCCGTGTAACCATTTAAACCTCCGTCATAATCACTACCCGCTTCGCCTTCGTATTCTTCTTCCTCTTCCTTTTCAGAAGGGATCTGTGAATCTAAGTCTCTGCTTAATACTAGTTCGTTTTCTTCAGTCATCAATTGTCTAACTGAAGCATCTTCAATGCTATCAATAAATGCTTGTTCATATTGTGCTACAGATTCTTGTGGTGCAAGAATACCAATAACATCTTTAGTGATTAGTGCATCAACAATAGTATTTTCTGGAACTAATGCTTTTGCTTCTTTGTATACGGCAATTCGGTAGTTAGTGTCATGTGCCTCGTAATCAGTTGCATAAATTACTTCACCTGCCCAGCGCATGTTCATAAAACGTGCCGCGTAAGTAAAGATTAATTCTTCTGCAACTTCCATTAATCTCGCTTTTGCTTTTGCTAATCTGTGAAGTGTTTTGCGTTCTTCAATGATTGCTACCCCTGAAGCAATTTGAGTTTTGTTTTGTCTTAATCCGCCTAGTCCTGTCAATCCTTCGATTTGGTCTAACAACTGTTCTTGCTTTTCCATAATCTTGGTTACATCACCTGTATCAACAGGAATAGTTTCAACTTGTCCTTGTGTTGCTCTAACGATAGCACCAGCGTGTACAGGGATAGAAATACCCCTGTCTGCTCTGATGATCGTTTTCGCAAACTGCATAGATGAATATGCTTCGCACTCTAATTTGTAAATCTCTCTTTGTGTGTCTGATGCAGAATCAATGTCTGAGATACCAACATCAAATCTACGTGGGTCTCTGCGACCATAGACGATAAATCCTGGTATGCTCATGCCAGCTGGGAACGTACCTTGTCCTATGATCTCTGCTTCATGTTCTAAAGGCTGATCTTTTTCTATTTCATAACTGACCCAGTATGAAGGTTTTGATTCATCACCTAAGTGATAGCATTTGTAATAATAACAATCTTCAGATTCGTTCTCTAATATTTTTACATATTTTAAGATGGGTGCGCCACCATAGAAATCAAACTCCCAATCATGTACTTGTAATGGATTGATTGCAACTACATAGGGTCTGCCTAAGTTGCCTTCGCTTTCTAAAGGCATATCTACAAACACCCAACAATGTCCATAGATAGAACAAAGATCACCTACGTTCTCCATGAAAGCATTCATTGATCTGTTTTGTAAATCAGCATCTAATAGCATTAGCTGAGACCACTCAATGTTATCAGGATCTAATGCTACACCTTCAGGAGTACAAAATCTTAAGTCACGTTTGATGCCTGGCTCAAACAAGATGTCGTTGATTGTGTCAACGATATAACGACAGATAGGCTGTGCTACTGTGTTTTCTATCAAGTCTCTATAAAGATTAGAATCTTCACTTGGTCTTTTCTTACGAACGTAAGTTTTAAAAGGGTATCCTCCCAGATAAGCATATTGATATGCCATCATTTGGGGATACAGAGCTTCATATACGGAATTGCGTTTAAGCAGTTGTTTTGCTTTCATTGAGTGATCCTAAAGATGTATTATTTATATTACAACAATGTATTTATATTTTATGTTGCAGGTTTATGTTTGCAGTTTTCATCATGCCAACGTTTAAGTAATGTAGGTATTGTAACCATATCGCAATATTTACATTTGCGTGGGTTTTTGCTACCAAAGTTATTGTCTCTACCTTTTTCAATCATATCGTGTGAATTATCTTTATGTGTACCTAGAAACAAATGTTCTGGGTTACAGCATTTAGGGTTGTCACACGTATGCAATACTAATTTGCCTTTGGGTATTTTACCCTTGTGTATTTCATAACTTACTCTGTGTGTAGTTCTCATACCATCATGATCTGCATCTCTAATCATACCATAGCCAATGTTGTTAGTTGCTAGTTGCCATTCCCAACATTCTGTTTCTTCAATGTACTTGCAACTACGATATAATCTCTGATCAAGTGGTACTGTTTTGTATTGTTTTCGCATAGCCTTTCTCCTTTACTATATAAAGTATTTATACATTAAAGAAAAAAATCTAAAATTTTACCATTTGGACCATTTTACCTTTTTGGTCCTTTTTTTACCATACTACGTGGTCGGGCACATCATGGGCTTCACCCATGATGTCTTCCCACGTAGGTCCACCTGGGTATAGAGGAGAAAATTGTCTGTGTTCTAATGCAGGGTCATTTAGTGCTTGATAGCGTTGATCCATACCAATGTATTCACCAAACATATTTTGTTCGTGTTGTACAGGGAACAAATGATGTATACCATATCTGATGCAATCGCCTAAGCCATCGATGTGTGAGTATTTTGCATCGTTATACTTTACTAGCTTTTTACGTGTGCCATCTTCAAAGTGATAACTTTGCATTGCTTCAATTAATTTGACATCGTAGGGAGAAATAATTAATCCACCACGATTGATGAAAGAGTTTGCTGAGTTGTCTGTGTCTGCGATTAAAGGATTTGATTTCTTTGTGTTTAAAATTGTAAAGCCATACTTTTCTAAAATAATTCTATCTGTTACACCAAACTGACTTGTAGTGTCACGATTTAATTGTGAGCCTGACATATCAATGATAGAATAAATTCTGCGCCTAGGAAAATCTTGTCTGATTGTTTGCGCTAATTGTTCTGTGCCACAGTTTTCGATTGAATAGCTTTTTAAGATTTCTATCTTGCCATTAGGATCACCGGGCTTTGTAACTTGTGCAACTGTGCAACACATATTCTTTTTGTTAAAATCGTGAAACGTATAGATATCACCTAAGTTGTCAAATACGTCTCTGCAATGCTTTGCTTTGTTGAATGTATAAAAGAACATGTCTTCAACACTTTCCCACGAACACATATAATCTTGATCAAACTTAAGCGGCGACAATATTTTCTTTTGTTCTTCGATAAACTCTAAATTGCCAGAACGCATTTCTAGATAGTTCATGTGTCTTACTACATATCTGTCTGGGTTGTTTTGGGCAATAGTAAAAAGGTCGAATAATGGACCATTTCCATTTGGTGTAGAGATTACGATCAGTCTACCCGCAGTGTCTGGCGATCCCACACGGGGACGCAATCGGTTTGTGATTTCTTGTAGTGTATCTTGTGAGTATAAAGCCGCTTCGTCAGCAACCCAGATACCTACGTTTAGACCTCTGAGATTTTCTTTCATCTCTGCTGACTTGCATCTTATAAACACACCATTGGGAAACTTGATAGTAAGTTCACTATTGTTGATTTCTTTACCATCACGCAAACCAAAGTGTTCCATACAACTCTGCTTCAAAGGCTCCCAGATCAAAGACTTGATCATGCTACCTGTTGGCGCAGAGTAAATGACATCTTTACCTTTGTGATACTTTTCATCTGTAGCAAACAAAGGTAATGCAATAGCGGCTAAGAATGTTTTACCACTTCCTACGGGAACAATGTTTATACAGTGCTTGTCTGTAGTCAACCAATCTTGCATGATTGTTGACTGTTCGCCAAACAGTGGCACAGTAATTTTATTTGGTTGCATCTAGTTTTGTTAACTTTGGCAAAGACTCCCACTCAGGCAATTCACGTTGTGGAAACACAAACTGATTGTGTAAACTTTGTCCTAGAGTAGTATGATCGATTTCGTGTTTATCTGCAACTACTTTTGCTAACAACATTTTTTCGTATGCAATACGAGCATTCATGTCACAAGCTATAATAGCGGCATGATAACCTTCAGCAATCAGTTGCTCAAATGGCTTACCACATTGTTGAGCAACAGCCAATAAAATCTTTTCACCATTGATTTTGTTAGTAGAACCTTTTGGTCTACCAGCACGTTTAGTTTTAGTTGCTGTTACTTTTGCTGTCATTGTTTTTATCCTCGAAATACTTGTTCAATTTCAGGTGTCATCAGTTTTGCACGTGTTAAATGTGCTCTAACCATAATGACTTCTTGATCAGAATCTAATTGATCAATTAACATTTTTACACGCTTGGGTGTAACTTTTTTCATCATGCGATTAATTTTCGTGATTAATTCTTGCATGTTTTTCATTTTTTTGTCTCCTAGTAATAAGTTCATTAAAGAATCGTTCTAAATTGTCAGGCATCTTGTGCTGTCTTAAATAATCTCTAAATTCAATCAATTGTTCTATTGTCACGCACTTGTGTGCGGCGCTTGCAATGTTATAATGCTTTGCTTGACAACATAAACAAGATTGTAAGTATTTAAGGTCTAAAATGGTTTCATCTAACACTACTATAATTTTCCTGCGTAATCTAACACATATTCAGAAAACAATTCACGCTTAATCAATTCTTGCTTTACTTTGATCAACAGTTCTTGATTATAGTTTTTCATATGCGGCTTACCTATCTTTTGTTGAGTGATTAAAATATTGTTTAAGTCTATAAGATACTGGGTATCTAGATCACTGACGTAAAGATGCAGTTGCATGTGATAAAAGTTAT